CGAGGGCCGCTGGGTGCAGGCGTCGTTCAAGGGCTGCGCGGACATCCTCGGGCAGCTCACCGATGGGCGACTGCTCGCGATCGAGTGCAAGTCGGACAAGGGCAAGACGACGGACGAGCAGGCCGCATTCCTGCGGCACGTTCGCGAGAACAACGGCATCGCATTCGTTGCGAAATCGGTCGACGACGTGATGGTGAATCTGTCAGCAGTGCAATAACTGGGGGACGGCTATGGAATCACTCATTGGCTTGCTCGTCACCATCATTTTGGTCGGCATTATTTTCTACGTACTGTTTTGGGGATTACAAAAAATCGCCTTGCCGGAACCGTTTAACAAAGTCGCGATGGCAATCCTCGTCCTGATCGTCGTCGTCGTGCTGCTGGGCCTGCTGTTCGGCGGCGTCAGCGTGCCGATGTTCCGCATTCGATGACGCAGCGGGCCGCATGACCGACGCTTCAACCACTGAGCGTTCGTACGCCGCACAGCGCGCCGATCCGCGCTGGCAGCGGATGCGTCTGGACGCGTTCCAGCGCGACGACTTCCGCTGTCGCTGCTGCGGCAACAACGAGGCCGAGCTGCACGCGCATCACTCATATTACGAGCGCGGCAAGGCGGCATGGGAGTACCCGCTCGAATCGATCATCACCTATTGCCACGGTTGCCACGAGGCCGAGCATGGGCGCGGTTTCGCTGCTGACGCCGGGGTGCTGCAACTGCTGCGCAAGGCCGGTTTTGCAACCGTGTCTGACCGGGTTGCAATCACGTCCGCGTTCGTGCGCGATGGGCCAGCCTTGTCCGTTGACGAACTGTGCGAGATCGAGATCATCATCCGCGCGCTGGTGGCTGCGCCGCCTGAGTTCCGCGCCGCGATTATGGAACGCTGCCTGGAACGGGAGCGGGAGCATTGATCACCGCGGGCGAGGTTTCCGAGCGTTTGGCGCGGTGCGCGGCATCAGTAGCGCAACGTTTGTTACCTAACGGCAAGGCTGAAAACCACGACAAGGAGTGGGTAGTCGGATCGGTAACTGGCGAGCCTGGTCAGTCTATGAAGGTCTGCATCGCTGGCGACAAGGCTGGCGTTTGGAAGGACTTCGCTACCGATGAGTCGGGCGATTTAATCGACCTGTGGGCTGCGACGCGGGGAATCAGCATTGCCGATGCGCTGCGCGAGGCGCGCGACTACCTCGGGATAGCCGCACCCGCGTTCGCCGGGTCAAGGCAACGCGATTACCGCCGTCCCGAGCGCCCGACGGTCACGAAACCGAAGGCGCGCGTGCTCGAGTACCTGCACGGCCGCGGCCTCACCGACGAGACGATCGCTGCATTCCGCGTCGCCGCCTCACCCGACGATGACGAGATCGTGTTCCCGTTCCTGCGCGGCGGCGAGCTGGTCAACGTCAAGTATTTGAAGCTCGAGCGTCCCGGCGGCAAGAAGCAGATCAGGCAGGAGAAGGATGCCGAGCCGTGCCTGTTCGGCTGGCAGGCGGTGCCCGAGCGTGCCCGCAGCATCGTGCTGACCGAAGGTGAGATCGACGCGATGACGTGGCATCAGATGGGCTTCCCGGCGCTGTCCGTCTGGTCGGGTGCTGGCAATGTCCAATGGATTGAGAACGAGTGGGATCGGCTCGCACGGTTCGATCGCGTCTACGTGGCATTCGACGCGGATGATGCCGGCCAGGCCGGCGCGCAGGCAGTCGTCGAGCGGATCGGACGGGCTCGCTGCCGGTTGATCGAGACGCCCTACAAGGACGCCAACGAGTGCTTGCATCATGGGCTCGACCGGGCGTGCTTTCGCGACATCGTGGATGCTGCGAAGTCGCTCGACCCGAAGGAACTGCGTTCCGCCTCGTCGTACCGCGACGCGGTGATGGCGCGATTCTTCCCGCCTGACGGAACGGCGCTCGGCTGGGACACGCCGTTCGACAAGTTAACCGGGCGCCGGGTGCGGTTCAAGCCGTCCGAGTTGCTGATCGTCAACGGCATCGGCGGGCACGGCAAGACCAAACTGGTATCGCAGATCGCGTTGTCGCTGATGCGGCAAGGCGCGCGCTGCTGCATGGCCTCGATGGAGGTAAAGCCGGCGGCGCTGCTGGAGTCGATGACGATCCAGGCGGCGGCACGCAAGGAACCGTCGCGGCCGTTCATCGAGTGTGTGCAGGATTACTGGGATGGCAGGTTGTGGATGTTCGACGTCGTCGGCACGGCTAAGGCGAGCTACCTGCTGGAGGTGTTCCGCTACGCGCGGGCGTGCTACGGCGTGACGTGTTTTTTCGTCGACTCGCTCGCCAAGTGCGGTATCGCCGAGGACGACTACAGCGGGCAAAAGAAGTTCATCGAGGAGTTGTGCGACTTCAAGAATGAGACTGACTCGACCGTGTTTCTGGTCACTCACTCGCGCAAGCTCGACAGCGAATCGCGGGTGGTTGACAAGATGGACCTCAAGGGTACGGGTGCCATCGCGGATCTCGCGGACGTGGTGACGACGCTATGGCGCAACAAAGGCAAGGAGGGGAACCAGGAGGAGAAGGCCGAAGAGCCTGACGCGAAGTGGTATTGGCAGAAAAACCGCAATGGTGATTTCGAGGGCGTATGTCAACTGTGGTTCGACCCGAGCGCGTTCCAGTACCGGGACCGCCAAGACGGTCACTCGCAGCCTTACGTCGCCTTCGTGAAACCCGTGGAGAAGGCGGTCCAGATATGAGCGTGAACTGCGAGACGACCGAGCAACCGGTACCGGTTAGCCACGACGTCGTCCACGACCAGCGCGCCCAGAACCGGGCCGACTTTCCGGCGGCGGCGGCACTGATGGACGAATACCGGCGCGTATTTGGCGCAGAAGTAAAGCTGCGGTGGTGGGTTGAAGGCGGGCGGTCGATTGGCGATGTTCCGTCCGACGCACTGCAACCTTGTTCACAAAAATAACAGGGATGGGTGGGATAGTCTGTGGATCATTCAGTACGCGCACTCCTGTTGGCGTTGGACGCCGCGATCCACGGCTGGGAAATTGGCGAATGAAGCCTTGCCTAGCCGCAACGTCAAACGACCGGACGCCACCTTACGCGGCTGACGTCGGCGCCAACGGCTGGCGCTTCGCCCTCGACCTCGACCGCATCCAGCAGAGCGATACATGGCAAGAGGCGCCGGCCAACATCCGGCCGTGGCTGCTGATGCTCTGGGCTACCGCGTGGGTCCAACGCCCTGCTGGTTCGCTGCCGAACCGCGATGCGTCGATTGCTGCCCGCATCGGGATGACCGAGCGCGAGTTCGCGATCCACCGACCGGAGTTGATGCGCGGCTGGTGGCTAGCTTCGGACGGACGCCACTACCACCCGGTCATCACCGAGTTCGTGTTGGCGATGCTCGACTACCGCGAGAAGACGCGCGCCCGCGTTGAAAAACACCGAAGCCTTAGAAATCCTGATGTTGGCGATGATGTAACACGTTACTCACGCGTTAGTAACCCGTTGGTAACAGACAGTAGTGTAGGGGTAGGGGTAGAGAAGAGAATCAAAACCTCTTGCGCAAACGCTGGCGCGTTTGACGCGTTTTGGTCGGCCTACCCGAAAAAAAAGAGCAAGGGCGACGCGGAGAAAGCCTGGACGAAGATCAAGCCGAACGGAGAGCTTGTCGAGCGGATCATGTCCGCCATGACACGAGCCAAGACCTGTCCGGACTGGTGTCGTGAAGGCGGGAAGTTCGTCCCGTACCCGGCCTCGTGGCTCAACGCGAAAGGCTGGGAGGACGACGTCGGCTCGGCCAGCGATCCCCCCGGCATGGAGGTGCTATGAGCGAAGAACGCACCTTCATAATCGTCATAGCCGGCGACAATATCGAGCACGTCGTGGCCGACCACTGGTGCATCGAGGACGGCGCGCTCGTCTTCTACGCTGGCCTCTCCCGTCTCCGCGCCTATGCCCCGACCTACTGGCGCGAGGTGTACGAGAGTGAATGAGGCGACGTGTTGAAAGTCGACCGCTGGTCCGTCGCGATCGCCCTGCTGACGCTGGCGTTGCTCGCGTGGATGGCGACGTGGGGGAGATGATGTTCTTCGTCGGCCTGCATCAGCCCTCCGATACTGCGCACTTCCCGCGCGCCTTCGTCAGCGTCAACCGCCTGCGCACGCGCAAGGCGCCGATGGTCGTGAACGACTGGATCATGGACAGCGGGGCGTTCACCACCATAGCCACGCATGGCGGATACCCGGAGCCGGTCAGCGTCTACGCGGGGCAGATTCGCCGCTGGCGGGATAACGGCAATCTGCTGGCGGCGGTCAGTCAGGACTGGATGTGCGAGCCGGTCATGCTCGCAAAGACCGGACTTACCATCCCCGATCACCAGCGGCTCACCATCGAACGCTACGACGCACTGCTGGCCGAGGATACGGGCGTGCTCATCCTGCCGGTGCTGCAAGGCTACGCGCCGGGGGACTACGTCTCGCACATTCGCCAGTACGGTGATCGGCTCCCGTCCGGCGCATGGGTGGGCGTGGGCTCCATCTGCAAGCGCAACGGCGATCCGCGCGCCATCGAGGCGGTCCTGCTCGCGATCAAGGGCGAGCGCCCCGATCTGCGCCTGCATGGGTTCGGACTCAAGTCGACGGCGCTCTCGTCCGGCTTGGTCACGAGTCTGCTGTTCAGCGCCGATAGCATGGCGTGGTCGTACGCAGCTCGCCGGCAAGGACGCAACGGCAACGATTGGCGCGAAGCGCGCGCATGGGCGGCGCGAATCGAAGACGCACCGCGGCAGGCCGTCTGGAGCTTCCTGTGATGCCGCGGAACCGTTCAGGAATGCCGGAATCGGCACGCAACCGACGCAGGAGGCGCGGCGTGACGGTTCAAGCGTGGAGGGTAGCCAAGTGTTCCACAGCGCGCGTTCTAGACCACGGGTTGCGCTGAGGGAGCGAGCCCCGTGACAAATAAAAGCCTGAACGAGGAACAGCAGCGCCGGGTCGCTGATGCTCCGATCCTGTACCGGGGGATGGTAC